CACGTAAAAGACACTATGTTAGAGAAAAATGGTAACAGCTTTGAAGCTTTAGATTTAAATCTTACAGGCAAGTTAAAAATATTCACTACATCCAAAGCAGATGCTATAGGATACTTAGTGAGAAAAGGTAACAAAAATATCTTGAGTTTTAAAACACAAGATGATATCCTATGTGGTGCAAGACCAGAACATCTAAGAAATAAAGAGATTGTTATCTCTGAAATTGCAGAAGATGGTAAAGTAACAACACACTGGGATCAAATATTTATAGATTAATTAATAACATTTAAAAATTAGAAAAAATGAGTTTTAGTTTAAACAATTTTACAGCAGCAGAAAGTACTTATGTTCAAAAAGGTTTACAACCAGGCACACACCAATGTACAGTATTAGATTTAAAATTAGAAAGACCTCCTTATGATGCAAATCAGTATAACTTGATATTTAGCTTAATGGGTCCTGAATTAGGTGAAGATTTTGAAGGTTTTCAAATCAACAGATTAGATCCTTCTAAAGGTAACTATAAAGGTCAAACTAGCAATGTAAAAGCTAACCAATATGGTTTTAAAGACTGGGAGTATAAAGGTAAGACTATCACAAGAGATGAGTCAATTACAAATTTCTTAGGTACATTCCTAAAACAATTGAACTTGTTAGATCAATTTCAAGGTATGAACATTGATGCACCAACTATTGAAGATCTTGTAGCTGAGGTAAGAGCTTTTCTTATTAAAGGTGGTTATAAAATCTATTTTACAATTGCTGCACAAAAATATTTTAAAGAAGGTTCTGAATATCCAAGTTATGCATTATATTTACCAAAAAGAACTGAGGGTAAATTTGCATATGCTAACACTGCAGATGATGCTAAGTTAATTCCATTCAATGAAGATGTGCATATTGTTCTTAAAAAGAATGCAGAAGCTCCTCAGACAGATGGAAATGAAGCATTAACTGCAGGATTTGCTCCAGCTTCTGAAGTATTTTCAGCTCCTATATTTGAAAATAATATAAATGACTTGCAACTTCCATAATTAAATTGTTAATTCTTGACATATTTGAGGGTAGATGTAATGTCTACCCTTTTTATGTTAATTTAATAGTTATATTATGTTTAGTTTAAAGAATTTTATATGTGATATTAAAGATGTACCAAGTGACTGGATATTTGAGAACTATTTACAATTACCAGATCCTCTTAGAGGTCAAAGAGTAAGAATTAGTAGTATATTTAATCCTCATGACAGAGATCCATCAATGTATATTTACTATTATCCTGAAGGAAACACTTATAAATTTAAGTGTTTTTCTACAGGTAAAGGTGGTTCAGCTGTTGAGTTGATGATGCACATGTGGAAAACAGATTATGCATCTACCATAAATACTATAATGAAAGATTATAGTAATTATTTAAATGGTGGAAAAGCTGTTACCAAAAAAGATTTTCAGACACCTCAATGGATTGTATCAGATTATATTACAAGAGAATGGAATACAAATGATGCTAAATATTGGTTGCAGTATAATATAGGTAGTAATTTACTAAACAAGTATAATGTTGTTCCTATTGCTAGTTACACCATGTGTAAAAAGATAGATGATAATCTTACAGATGATTTATTTACTGTAGCAAAAGAGAATGTATATGGTTACTTTAATAGTAATAATGAACTGTATAAGCTGTATCAACCACTAAATAGCAAAAAAAAGTTTTTGAAACTTGGACAACATGTTCAAGGTATTGACCAAGTAGAAGGTAAAAAGTTTTTAGTAATAACATCTTCTTTAAAAGATTGTATGGCAATCAAAAGTATTCCTGGATTAGATGTGGATGTAATAGCTCCTGACAGTGAGAATACAAAACTTTCTGATAAGATGATCAACAGATTTAAATTAGAGTATAATGCTGTTGTTACTTATATGGACAGTGACAAAGCAGGTATTGATAGTATGCAGTACTATTTAGATAGATTTAATATACCATTCTGTTATGTACCACTAAGTAAAGATTTTAGTGATATGATAAAAGAACATGGTGTAAAAAAAGCTGCATACATTTTTATTCCTGTTTTAGATAAAGCAGTTGCAAAGTATAATGTTTTAAATGAAATTATTTTGTAGTTTTGTTACAAACATTTTATTATGAGCAATTGGATACTACCTTCATGTAAGAACAAAGTAATTACACAAATTGAAGATCTGCCTGATTATCAGAACCTTATAGGTTTTGTATATAGAATTACCCACATCAAAACAGGTAAATTTTACATTGGCAAAAAAAGTTTGCAGTTTACCAAAAAGACTGCAGTTACAAAAAAAGAAAAGTTAGAAACAGGTACTAGAAAGAAAACCAAAAGAGTTTCTAAAGAATCCAACTGGTTAGATTATTATGGTAGTTCTAAAGAACTTACTGCAGAAATCAAAACAGAAGGAAAATTAATGTATAAAAGAGAGATCTTAGAACTATGTTGTACTAAAAAATACCTCAACTATTGTGAGTTGGCACATCAAATTAAAGCTGATGTGCTGACCAGCAATAGTTATAATGGTAATATATTAGGAAGATATTTTCTAAGAGATATGCAAAATTGTAAAAATGAGAGTATTTAAAATGCCAACGCAAGCAGAAATGCTGCAAAAACAAGAAGAATTTTTTGACAAAACATTTATGATGTCTTATTCAGGTTTGAATAAGTTATTGTATAGTCCTAAACTATTTTATTTGCACTATATATTAGGGCAAAAAGATGACACATCTGACAAAAACATGATTGAAGGTAAGCTGATTCACTGCTTATTCTTAAATCCTGATGACTTTGATAAAGAGTTTGTACTAATGGCAACTAGCGTTCCTAGTGCAAATCCAAAAGAAGTATTAGAAAGACTTTTTGTTCATTATTCAGAACTTAAAGCAATGGGTGATCCTAGATATTTACTAGAGCATTTTGAACATGCAATATTAGATATTTTAGTAGATATGAACTTGTATCAGACTTTAAAGACTGATCAACAGCGTATTGATAAAATACTTACTGATGACCACAAAAGTTATTGGGAATACATGCAAAACTGTGAAGGTAAAACTAAGGTTGACCATGCAATGTATGACAATGCTAAAGATGTGGTAGAAATTATTAAAGCTTCTGATCATGTAATGAAAGTTATGGGTTATACCAAAGATAATATTACTGATGAAGTTGAGATGATGAATGAGGTTGAGCTTGCTGCTTTTCCAGAAAAATTACCATTTGGTTTAAGAGGTTTTATTGACAATCTTGTATTTGATCATACTAATAAAGTGATCAGAGTCAATGATTTAAAGAAAACTAGTAAGGATATCAATTCTTTTCAAGATACAATTGAGTATTATAGATACTGGATTCAAGCTTCAATGTATTATATATTAGTAAAAAGTGTATATTTGGACACTCCAAAATATGCTGACTATGATTTTGAATTTAGATTCATTGTTATAGATCAATACATGCAAGTAGGAGCAATCAAAATATCTACTGATACTCTAAAAATGTGGATTAGAGATACAAACTCTAAACTTCATGAAGCAATTTATCATTTTGAGAATAAAAATTTTGATTTACCTTATCCATTTTTAATTCACAATGAACTTGTAATATGATGAATGATTTGTATCGCAAATACTTTCAAAAGTCTTTTACTTTTCTGTATCCTTTACTAGGATTTAAGAAAAGAAACAAGCACAAACCTATACAAACATATGTTATGTGGGAAGATGTGTATAATAAAGATGCTAGAAAGCTTATCTGCGTATATAAGAGAGATGACTCTGAAGAATGGAGAACATTTGAAAGAGAACATTTGGTAACACACTACATGCTAGATTATTGTTTACCAATTGACAAAGACAGTGTGCTGTATGTTTTTGATTTTAACATTTTTAAAGATGACTATGATCATTTTATGAATGGTAAATATTCAAAGATGTCTACGCGCTCTAAACAGCTATTAACTGACTATTATGGTATACATACACCAGAATGGGTTTTTGTGGAGTCTTATGTCTTTCCTGAAGCTTATTTTGATAAGTATGCTGAGATATTAGAAATAGATGTAAAAGAACTAATAAAAGTTGGAGAATTATGTGATAAATA